GCAAGCTTTGCAGTTTCTACTGTGAAATCAACAACAGCCCTAACAGAGCGAAAAGCCGATGTTACTGCGGCTTTGACACCAATAAACGCCAAACCAATATCACGAATCGATTTAATGGTTTTATTAAGTCTGCCTTGATCAATCCTGAATTTTAGCGGTGTCTCTACAACTTTCGCAACTTTCCCGTGCTCTTTAACAACCTTATTGAAAGCAGCTTGCAGGTTCCCATCTTCGGCATTGAGTATATATTTTAGTTCATCAACTGTAATCGCCACTATTCAGGCTGCCTTCCCTGTAATACAACAGCGTTCGGCATTGCGGTAGTTACTTCCGTTTGCATCTCCACCATTGTTTGAGTTGCATCTGCGCCCGCCATAGACCTTACAACCTCCAGAATTTGTAGTGGCGTTGCCCATCCCGCCTTATCAATGCTTGCTAAAACCGCAGTATGTGAAGCGGCTGTAACCGCTGGAGGATTCCTCAAGACAATTGTGTATTGCATAGCAGCCTCCACCGCCGTAAGCAATGCCGATGCAATACCTGTAGCGTCATCGGTTGCTAAACTATCGATATAATTTAGATATTGCCAGGATTGGCAACCTGTTCTTTCAACCCTTTGAAAAAATGCGTCTGTTACATTGGCTAAAGCCATTTCATTCCCCTTTAATTAGTTAACTGTTGATAATTTATAAACTTTGTTTTTGATGCTGTCAATATTGACCATATAAGAACCCTTGAAACCGGTTGCTTATTTAAAACATCCAGATTAGTTAAATCGCCATTGCAAACATAATACTCCGTTAAGTGGCGTTCGGCTCGGCTTCTTTCTTCTCGGATTTCTGGGAAGTCTTGGGCTTCAAAATCTGGGGAGAAGCTCCCGCCGCTAGTATTTCCTGAATTTTCACTATCAAGTCCGAGTTTTCGCTTAATGAAAACAACATTATCATTAACCTCTGATTTAATAAAAAAAAATCATGGCAAATTTGTTCTATCTGAGCATTGCCAGCTTTCTTTATCTCGATGCCTGGTCTAGTCGGATTCCTTAAGCGTGAAATATTTTTAAGAAATGAATCTAACCAAGTTTTAGGAATAAGGATGATATCGAGAAAAACGCCCATCAAGTTATATTTAAAAAGCAACATTACAAGCTTGTCTAATGTTACACTTTCATCGCCATCGGCTATATTCAATCCTTTTTTGAAAAGACTGTAAAGCTTTTGATCTTTTTCCCAGGTCAACTCTTCTTGGGTATAGGTTATTCTGCCAATCTTGTATTGTTTTTCTTCCATTATACAATCGGAACATCGTAATGAGAGAAAATATCGGAAGGATCACCGGCGTTTCTTTTTACAACGGTTGCATTATAAGCGTCTATTTGATCGCCTCCAATTCTCGGCAATAACCCCAAAACAATATTTGGTAATACTAAAGCCCTTTCAGGTGATGCCAATGGTGCATGAAACAATACATCTTGACTCTTGTTATTCAGGGCGTCATACTCGGCTATCGCTGCCGCTTCGGTTTGAACTAAAAGGAATTCGCCTTCTAATTCCCACGAAATAGTTAAATCTTGAGAATCGTCTAAAACTACCGTCTCTTGAATTGAGATCGGAAGATCAAGCGTATCTAATTGATGGAATCCCAAATCGGTAAACGTTCCAAGAAACGTTGTCCATGCCGTTAAATCAGCCGGAACATCTCCAGCGCCCGCAATAACATCTCTGGTTAAGACTTGATATCCCCGGCGTTTAATTCCGGTCGTTGCGCGTGTGGCCATTATTCTTTCTCCTTAAATTTTGATTTTAAATTAGGGGGTATTACAGAGAAAAAAGATTTTTTTAAAGTCGTTCCCAGCTCCAAAAAACGGAATTTAATATTCTCGGGAAACTTTTTATACAATTCTTCATCTATAATATCCCATTTAACTATTCGTTGATCTCCTATTTTTACACCGGAATAACCAAAAAGCATATATTCCTTTTGCCTCTTCTTTGGCTTCTCTTGAATTTCTTCTTTTATATCTTCCATTCATCCTCCGCGAAATAGGTTACTTCAAATTGAATACTTGTAAAGACTGCAAAAGGCAATTTCTTTTCTGAAAACGTTTCAGATGCCAAAAAGAAAGCGTGAACAGCTAGGCCTGAGCCTATGATATTTGAGAATGCGGCAATAATATCCTGCTTTTTTCCTCTTATACTATCCGCCGCATTCTCGCCAACATCTTCAATTGCAATTGAAAAGGTTAAAGTATGCTCTCTAGTATCGGCATCAACGATTTCGTTTGTAACATCTTGAACGTTTATCGCCGGTAATTCATCTACCTTAAACGGCGAATCGCGCCAATCGAAAACCCGACCGTCAATGTCAAAAGAAAATCCATTTGCAATAGATATCTTCAACATTTCGGCAAAAATGAAGTTAAAAATATCCTGTTCTTTTGTCATCCTGCTGCATCCTGTGAAAGTGTAATAAGTGTCACATCTTCGACATCTTCCTGAATTTCTAACACAAAATACAATTCGCTTTCAATTGTGAATTGACTATCCCTGTCGATATTTGTCATATCCGCCGTTCTAACCTGGATCGATACTTGCGCCGTTGACAATGCCATATCATCTTCTAGTAATAACTCCCGGCTACGGTCAAATAAAACCTGTAGGGTTTCATTGACCGCGCCGTTTACATGGGTTGCCGGAATGACAAAATCACTATTGATCGCAAATATGGAATCAATGTCTTTGCCTATTGTGCTTATAAGACTCACGCTTTTTTACTTTCGGTTTAAGTTTTACAGGTTCAGACTTAGATTCTGCGATCGGCTCCTTTCTAGTAATAGATTCCGTCACAATGGAAACTCGCCCAGATGATTCAAGCATTTTTGCAACAGAGAATTTCAGATCTATTTTATCGCCGACCTTTTTTACTTTGCCCGAAATCATTATCTGAATCTCTACCCTGCATTTAACCATTCCATCGATATTCGATACTTTTAACATATCAAACCTTTCTTATGTTATTGTATCAATGACGACAAACGACTCTGGATGTCTTACTGCTACATCAACAGCCTGAGCACCCACGATGCGAGTCGCAAGCTGCAAGCTCAGAGAGAAAGGATCTATAAGCAACTCCAATGCTCCCCAAAATCCCATGACTAATTGATTCCAGGAACCGAATATAATGGTTGCCGCTGGCATCTGAGTCGTAGTAACTCCCGGAAATCCGTTTACGGAGTTGTTATCTTCCCATAACGTTAAACCGGTCGTTGCGAATCGTTCGCGTTGTTTCATTAATCCCATTGTGGTGGGATCGGTAACGTATGCAGCATTTGTGAACAATGCGTTTGCCGACATTACGGTAGTTTGAGCATCTACAATATGAGACCAGGCAAGAGTTGTTCCGGTAATATTACCGACACCGGTTGTGTTTATAATACCCTCCGGCACTCCTAACGTTCCACTACCGTCTAACGCTGCTAGGTCGATTGCCCTTGCAATGACTTCCGTTAAATCATTCAAGACAAGTGCTTCAATCGAAGGCAAAGATTGTTTCAACGTCTTATTTGAATATTCAGTAGATGCTTTGTAGATTTTTGGAGCAAGCGTAATCGTGCCGTATACTGAATTAACCGGAGTAATTGCTGTAGATTCAGGATTTTCCCACGCGCCGGTCGCTGCTGCTGTTTGTTTCGGGATTTGAACACTTTCAATAAGACCCGTCAGCGTTAACGGCCCGAGACTTGCAACAACCATATTATTTCGCAAGAGTTCTATGAAATTCTCCGGCATGTGCTTTGTTCCGATTAGACCTATAGCGTCACCGGTTGTCAAAAGTTCACGTCTGTGCAACCCCAAATCCAGAGTTTTCGCAAGCATTATCTCGTGAGGAATAAAAATTCCATCTGGTTTTCTATTCATCCTCTTTTCACATGTATTTGATATTTCTCGTTCATAAGCTGCGATTTCCGGCTTACCTTCCAAAGCAGCTTGAATAATTTTCCCGAATGAATATTCTTTTATTTCCTTTTTGGTTAAATCAAGATTTGCTTCACCGGTATCGATATGCTTTACATCTTCAAACTTCTTTAAAGCAATCGCCCTAAAGTCGTCAAGCGTGGTTCCATCATTAACCGACTTTAATCCTTCGTCTACCATCTTGAACTTAGTCGCAATCGACATTATTTCCTTAATCCGGGACTCTTCTTTCTGCCTTGTCTCATTCTTTACTTGATCCTGAATTTCCCGCGTATCGACTACCTTAACATCTGTAACGTTGCTAATCACTTTAGGATTATCAACGTATTCGACCGTTGGTTTATTTTCTTTGTTTTCTGACATTCTGGTACTTCCTTTCTAATTATTGTTTGTTGCTCTGAACGACCAACCCCAACCGAAATATCGCGCGGCATTGTTACAAAAGAAGCTTCCAAAGGCTCCCAATCAATCGCCCGCATTACATCCCCAGCGTCGCTATGACTCTCTAACACTAATTCATGTAAACGAAAGCCTACCGATATTCCGATTAAATCGCCGTTGAGAACATCTTGAAACTTTTCTTCAGCTATTGGATTCTTTGCGAATTTAGCAAATCCGCGCCCCTTACCGTCTTTTTCTAACGTGACATCGATCATCTTTCCCAGATGCATGTCACGATTATGGTTAAACAGCACGGGCATTAATCCAGTATTCGCTCTGTCAAGTCTCACAGATTCTTTATTATGATCTAAAATCGTGTTTCCAAAAAAATCCTCAATTGGTTCTTCAGATGAAAACGCAATCGGAACCAATCTTTTTTCTTCGTCAATATCTTGCCTTTCAACTTTTTCTAAGCTGAAATCCCGATAAATTACACTGTCGCATTTTACTCTGTCAGTCCGTTTGTTCATCGTAAGCTACCTCAATATTAAATTTGTCTCTTAGTGCTTTTTCTCTTTCCAGTGTGGCGTATATTTCCTCTAAATCTTGCCCCTTACCTGCTGCGATTTCTGAAGCAGTTGTTAATCCGTTTTCCAAATCCATTAATTTTGATTGACTATCTTTTAACGGATCGACCCATTCCCACCCACGCGGGAAAAACCTCGCGGCTTTGAATCTATCAAAACCGGAAAAGGGTAATTTTACAGCGCCCGTAAGCAGTGACATTTCAAGCCAATCGTGGAAAACGGGCATCATAAAATGATCTATAAACCATTTCTGGATGTCTCTCCATACGTCCCGCTCATCCTGCACACCCGCCCGAATACTGCTGAAATTTACCCCCTCCAGGTCATTAGCTAAAAAGTTGTATGATACATCAAGGCCCGACGCGATGCCTCTCAGAATAGCTTTTTCAAAATCCCCGAATTGTGTCGTCGGATGCTGCGGATCGTTTTGTACGATGTCCCAACCATTGGGGAGAATTTCGTTTATACCTGGCTCCTGTTCTTGTATCGGCGATCCATCTACGCTGTCATCGCCAACATATTCGGAACTGTCACCCCTCTTGTAAAATATATTTTTATTAGCAGCTATCCGAGAAGCGACGAGTTCGGCTTCTTCGTATGCCCCCAACATATTCAACCTTGTCATTGCAGCATGAAACCAGGGCATTCCTCTATTTTGGCTTATTCTGTTTTTAACAAATAGGTGAAAAACTTGACTCTCCGGGATTCTCAATCTTTCACTCGGCACAGTTTGCCCGAACCGGAAATCGCCCGGATGGGTAGGCCAAAGATGATAAGCTACAGGTTTACCAAATTCCCCAAGCTCAATACTCATTCTTATTACATTGTTATTTACTCTTTCATCGTTAAAGTTTTCATCAGCGTGATCGGATTCAATAAGCTGTAAGGCATATTTAAAATCATTGTCAAAATTTCTAACACGTCTAACAAAAACCTCCCCATCACGGGCAATTGAGGAAATTACCATCTTTTGAATATCTCTAAAAGAATAAGTGCCAGTAACATCGCAAACACCCTTTTCCGACCATTCTTTAAAGGCTGTTTCGATTTTCTCCCTAGCGGTATCGTCAGACTTTTTCCCGTTTGTCATCACCATCGACTGCAACCGAATTCCGACTTTCCCCACAACGTTGGTTCTTGTCATTCTCAAAAACTTTTTAGCATAATCGTTGTTTCGCTCTAATTCCCTGCTACGCGCTCTTAAGGTTTTTAGATTAGTGAATAGCTCCGTATCTGCTGATTGGTTTAAGGTTGTCCATGAAGAATAAAGCCTATCTATAGAACTACCCTCAAATGCGCCGCCGGATCGCCTTATTCTTTTATATCCATACTTCGCTAAAAATTTGTCTATTCTTTTCCCCATATCACAAAATCAATGCCTTATCGCCGATCAATGGCGCCCTGGTGATGGTTGAATAAGTTAAAAGTCTTAATGATGCATCGTAGGCCGTAATATCAGTTGCCTGTTTTGCTAAAAACCCGGCCGTAAAAATCAATATTCTCCCCTTATAATGATCGTCATCAACTGTATCTGAAAGGTCTGTGTCCATTTGCGTTACTGACAGGATACCGCCGGCCGCTGTTACGATTTCGATTGAGTTGATAGAATCCGAAAACAGTTGTGCCGTTGGCGTGTTGCCCAGAATTTGCTCTAAGGATGAACGCACATTTGGGGTGCCGCCCACAAACTCCAACTTGTCAGCTTTTGCTAAAGCTCCACCCGTCGTTAGTGCTAACGGTACTGATGGGAGTGATT